TCGGCGTCCTTGCGGGCCGACCCTTCTCGAAGAAGTCGGCCGGAATGGGCTGGGGTCGTTTTCGGCTGAAGACAGAGAGCGAGCAGAAGACATCCTGATTCGTCAGGTGGACTTGATCTGACTCTCGGTTGCGCCCCAGGGACTGACCCTCCTGGGGCGCTGATATTTTCCCCAAAAATATCAGCGCCCTTCCGAGGTGCGCCTGGGTCCTTCCCTCATTCGTATAATGAGGGAAGGACTGTCTACGAGGAAAATACGCATGGACACTCAAAAATCAAATCAATCGAAACATGTTTGTGATGTGTGTGGAAAATCCTTTGGGTCGGAGCGGGGCCTTCTAGTTCATACGAGTCGCATGCACAAACGGCCCAAGCCGTTTGAGGATTCCCCCCTGTCTCGATTGCAGGCGAAAATCCCGATTTGGCTGAGTGATTTAGGGAATGGTGCTGTGCCCTCTGGGGCATTCGAGCTGCTCCAGAACTCCGGACTGAAGGGGGAGATTACAGCAAAGACTCTTCGTACAGCGTCTCTTCGCCGTCTGAGTGAGTTCAGTAGCTGTTCGGATATTCTCGTAAACAGGCTTCAGGACCTGCTCCGAGACGAGACGGTGCTGAAGGCTCTCGATATGAAAGCGGTGACGGGGCTGCTCTCGAAGCTCTCCTCAATGCTGGACACCGAGCATCGGATGATTAGCCGGGCATTCGAGCTGGAGGATTCGTCTGTGAAGGTGAAGGAGCTCGCTGAGAGAGCGTTGCGGGCCACCGGCACGGCAGGCAAGCAGCGGCAGGAGATGGCCAAGAAGATTGAACTCCCCTCCGACCCGGCGAAGCTCGAACGGCTGCGTCGGATTGCTTCGATCATCGAAAAAATCCAATGAGCACCTCTCGCCAGATTTTCCCATCTCGACTCCGATCTCGTATGGGTGAGCTATCACCCGCAGATCGTAGAGAGCTGGAGAATCTGCTTTCGGTGGACGACGATCCGGAACTGAGGCGAATGCTTCGGCAGCTCACCAGGGGAAAGGGGGCGTCCACCGTTCGCGAGCAGATCGAGCAGGACATCTACGAGACCTCCCCCGTTGATGTTGAGACCTTCGTGCGGCATCCCCACTATCTGGGGAAGATCGTCAGACATCTCAGTGAGAGGTGGGTGGATGAACTGAAAAAGGTTTTCGACGACAATTCGTCTGTGGTCACGTGGGTATTTACGGGCGCAATCGGTGTGGGAAAGACCACCGTTTCTACAATCGCCCAGTGCTACAAAATCTATCGACTTTGCTGCCTCAACAATCCCCAGCTTTTCTACGATCTGAACCCCGCAGACAGAATCGTTTTTGCTCTATTCAACATTACGCTGAGGAAGGGGGAGACTGGGTACGATCTATTTCGATACTACCTCGAAAACTCGCCGTGGTTTCAGGAAAACTGCCCGGTCAGAAAGCGGCCCGCCGACCCGATTCTGCTCCCTAAGAAAAACGTGAGCGTGGTGCTCGGATCGTTGTCTACGCATGCGTTGGGAGAGCACATTTTTGGATTCACGATGGACGAGGCCAACTTCTTCAAATCCCGTGCGGATGTGGAGGGGGAGACGAGAGCGCACGCCATCTATCAACAGGCATACACACGAACCGTTTCTCGATACCTCCAGAAGGGAGGCTCAGTCCCAGGGCTCATGTGTCTGATCTCATCCAGGAAGACACAGAGCGCATTCTTGGAGGAGCAGATTGAGAAGGCTCGGAACCAGACGAAGAAGACGCTCCACGTATCCAGTTTTGCGCTGTGGGACATTCGATCCGAGAAGATTGGGAAGAGGCGATTCCGGGTAATGGTGGGGGATGACAAGCGAAGCAGTCGAATCCTAGAAAATGACGAATTGGCCCCCAAGGGGTATCGGGTGATCCAGGTCCCGGAAGAGTTCCGGGACCGATTCGAGTGGGATGTGGATGACAGCCTCCGAGACATCGCTGGGGTGGCTACTACAGGCACCTTTCACTTCTTCCCCAGACGAGAGTTTTTGGAGCGGTGCGTTGACTCCCGTTTGTTCCACCCGTTTGGGGTGTCGGTGGTCGACACGCTGGGTCTTCGGATGCAGAACAATCTGTCGGAATACATTGACGAGGACCGGATGTTCTGCGTTCGGAATTCCTTGCGACAGCCTCGGCTGTCTCCTGGGTCTCCCCGATATGTCCACTGTGATATTGGGCTGACTCAGGATGCTCTTGGACTGGCGTGTTGTCATCGAACGAAGATCAACGGCCAGCTCGCGGTCGAGTTTGATTTCATGATTCGCATCAAAGCCCCGTCCGGAGACGAGGTGCATCTGGACAAAATCATCGGATTCTTGAAGTATTTGCGGGCGAATGGGATGCCCATCCGCTCGGTCACGTATGACCGATTCCAGTCGAGACACTCGGTCCAGGATTTGCAAGTCGCGGGGTTCGAGGCGGACTTCTTGTCGGTGAAGCTGGAACAGTATATGACGCTCAAGGACCTAGTATCTCAGGGACTTTGCCGGTGGTATAGATACGAGCCTTTGATGAAGGAGCTGAGAGAGCTCGTCAAGGACCCGGATGGCCAGAAGCGACCGAATCATCCTCTGGACGGAAGCGACGACGTAGCGGACGCTGTGGCGGCTTCCGCGTGGGCCTGCCATCAGTCCGACGCCAGTCCTGTCATAGATGCCCGGCATGCTCCGTTCTTGGCCGTAGGAGATGCTCTTCTAATATAAGAGAGGGATTTCTGTGCTGAGATTCAACCCGATTGCAAAGATCAAGCAGGTCCTCGGAATTCAGGATCGTCCCCCCACAGGGCCAGGCGATGAGGAGAATCTGCTCGTCACGATGGGAGAGCAGAACCTCGCCTGGACCTATTATCAGGAGAAGATGAAGCTCGCGACGGATCGCGTGCAGCGATACCAGGAATTCGAGAAGATGGACGATGATGACGTGCCTGCCAGCGTGGTGGATTTGTACGCTGAGGACGCCTGTCAACCCAATCCCCATGAGGGCAGAGCTCTGTGGGTATATTCTCGAAATCCACAGATTCAGGAACTCGCAGATCGGCTGTTGGAGGCGGTAGAGACAGAGGAATCTCTCTTCGGAATCGCTCGTGGGGTAGCACTGTACGGCGATGATTTCAATGCGATCCTCCAGGAGCGGCGTGAGGACGGTACGAGGGGTGGAGTGGCTGGATTGGAAAACATCGACCCGAAGACGATCTGGAGACACAAGGACAAGTATGGACAACTGAAGGGATTCAGTCGGGGGCCACAGCCGAATGATGAGCGGGTTAGCATGCCTTACGAGTACCTCCATTTCCGACTCTTGGGGCGTAGCCGGAGGACCGATTATGGCTATTCGGTGCTGGCCCCGGCGAGACGGGTGTACAGAAAATTGATGCTCATGGAAGACGCTCTGTGCATCTATCGTTTACGCCGGGTTCCCGACAGGTTTGTTTTCAAGTTCAAGCTGGGGGACATTCCCCTCCCACAGAAAATGAAGCTGCTGAATCAATATCGTCAGCAGATCAAGAAGAAGATGCTCACCGACCCTGCTACGGGGCAAATTCGTTCAGAAATGGACCCTCTTTCGATTGACGAGGATGTGTTCCTGGATGAATCTACGGCCTCGGTAGAGCGTCTTGGGGGAATGTCTCAGGTAAACCCGGTGTTGGACATCGACTACATGAGGAAGCGGTTCTTTGGAGCGGTTCGCGTTCCATCAGACTACCTGGGGTTTCAGGAGGCGAAGGGCGCGAGCTTGCAGGCTCAGAGCCCATTGTCCGCGATGGACATCCAATTTGCCCGGACGGTGAAGAAGATACAGAAGGCGGTGATCTCCGGATTCGTCCGTCTGATTCAGATTGATCTGTGTTGGCGAGGCATCGACCCGATGCTGGAGGAAAATGAATTCAAGGTTCACATGGAGCCTGTGAGCTATCTCGATGAGATGTATCGGGCGAACGTCAGCAAGATCAGGGCGGAGACCGTGGTGATGTTGAAGGACCTCGGAGCCAATCTGAAAATCCCGGAGGACAAATGGCTTCGGTATGTGAGCAAGATTTCCGGTTTTCCGGAGGAACTGTTTGCTGGGGAGTCGCGGGGCCTTGAGGCTCCCACACGCGGACGGGTGGACCTGCTCAGTTCCGAGGAGCGGGATCGTGTGGCTAAAAGGTTGGAAGAAACTGGCTCGAAGGATATACTGGAGGCGGTGGTGCAGGACCCGAAGTTTTTGCCTATTTTCCGGGACGACTTCTTCACGGCGGAGCAGAGCAGTTTGGAGACGATGAGGCGGTCGTTTGGAGTTCTTCCTGAAGTTGCGCGAGGAGGTGAAAACTGATGCTCGACTTTTGCTGAAAACTGTTTATACTTAGCTATATGAGCAAGATTTACAGCGCAATCATGGAAATGAGGCGCGCTGTGAAGTCGCACAACAAGAAATTCGAGGCCAGCAAGTGAAGG